CGGCTTCCGTTTTCACGGCCGCCGCCGGTCGCGACACATTCGAAGAGCTCGACGCGTCGGACATCTCGAACATGATGAGTTTGCTTCCCGAGCGGTGGTGGCAGTCGGCCAAGTTATATATTTCGTCCTACGGCGCGGCGCGCACCCTTTGCCGCCTCGGCGCCACGGCGGGCGGCCTGATCGATACGATCGACGGCCCGCGCCCCATGCTGAGCTTTCTGGGTTTCCCGGTCGTGCCCACACCGAAACTGCCAGGCGCCGGGTCCCAAACCGGCAAGGTGATGATTTTGTTTGGCGACCTCTACGCAGCCGCGACGCTTGGGGTGCGGCGTGAAATGAGAATCACGGTCGGGCGTGACATGTACCTCGAACAAGACCAGATCGGTATCATGGGGCAGCACCGCTTCGGCGTTACCGTCCACGCGCTCGGCGATAACTCGACGGCGGGCCCGATCGTCGGCCTGGTCGGAGCCTAAGCCATGACGCTGGCGCTGCAACAAAGGCTATTGGGCGGCAACCGAATTCACTGGCGATCGGTCGATGTGGACCGGATCGCTAAGCGGTTCGGTTCTACGGCGGCAGATCTGAACGGAATGCTGCTGCGAGCCTCAAGCGCCGGCGCTGCGCCATCGATCGAACTGGCGGCAGAAACAACCAGCGGCGCCCTGAAACAGGCGACGTTCACCATCAGCACGCCGGAAGTCGACCGCATGGAGGACACCATCGCCGTGCACGCCTGGCGCCTGAGAGCTTTCAACGCCAACCCCGTGGTGCAGTACGCCCATGACGGCGGCTCGCTGCCGATCGGGCGGGCGGTGAAAACCTGGATCGAAGCCAATCGGCTCAAGTCGACCGTCGAATTCGACGATGATCGTTTTGCGCAACGTGTCGCCGCAATGGTCAAGAGCGGAACACTTCGCGCGGCTTCGGTTGGCTTTACGCCTGGTCAATGGGAGTTCAGCAAGGACAAGTCGCGGCCAAACGGAATTGATTTCATCAGCGGCCATACACTTCTCGAGTGGTCGGTGGTCAACGTGCCTGCAAATGCATCATGTCTTTGCGAATCGATCGTCGGCCAGAAGTCCGCAAGCGGCGCATCGAAAACGCCGAAGCTCGACACAGCCAGGCGCAAGATTGCGCGACTGCGCTCACCGCTGGCGCGGTAAGGGAGGGATGGGCCACATGCAAACATACGCGTTTCCCCGCTTCACTCAGTCCCAGGTCGATGTCATGCCGAAGGGCCCCTCGACGCTCGAGGGTGTTCTCGCAGAATGGAGCGCCGAAAAGATCGCAACGCACGCGCTAATCAGCGACGACCCCGCCGGCTACATCGTTCAGTCAATCACGCTTTCGACCATGTCGCTTTACGCGGTCGGTGCGACGGTTGAACAAGTTATGGATCACGCGAAAGCGGTTGCGGCCGCGTGTGTGACCAAGTTTCAGCAAGCCGGGCCGCGCGGTCACGCGTGACCCTTTGCTGACATTGCGGAGGGCCCTGAAAAGCCTCGCTTCGCATTTCGTCCGGCGGTGTCGGACTGACCCAGCCCCGCCAGGGACCGGTAGCCTGGCGGGGTGCCCCCATGAAAGGATGAGCCGATGGCCAGCGAAGATGTCGTAATCAAATTGCAGGCCGACATTCGCGATCTCACAGGCAAAGTCTCGCAGGTCACGAGTTCATTCTCGAAACTCGAGAGCACGGTCCGCAGCTCCTCGGCGAAGATCAACGGCTCGATAAAGTCGATCTCGGGCGCGGCGAACCTGGCTAAGACCGCGTTCGCAGGGATCGCCCTCGGCAATGTCACGCGCTCGACGGTCGAGCTGGCGGACGCGATGACAAACATGCGATCACGCATTCGCCTGGTCACGAGCTCGACCGAAGAGGCGGCCGCCGTCCAGCAGCAATTGCTCGATGTCGCGAACCGCACCAGGACCGACTTCACCGCGATCGGCGAGCTCTACGCCAGGTTGGGCCGATCGGCTGACGACCTGGGCTTGAGCCAGCAACGCTTGATCGCTTTCGTCGAAACGTTCTCCCAGGCGCTAAAAGTTTCAGGCGCGAGCGGCGCAGAGGCGCAATCGACGATCTTGCAGCTCAGCCAGGCGCTTTCGTCAGGCCGGTTGCAGGGAGCGGAATTGAATGCCGTGCTCGAGGCCGGCGGGCGAGCATCGCAAGCGCTGGCGGATGGTCTCGGGGTCCCAATCGGCGAGCTCAAGAAGCTCGGGGAGCAGGGCAAGCTAACTTCGGACGTGGTCATTCGGGCGATCGAGAGCCAGGCCAGCGTGATCTCGACGGAATACACTTCGATGAAGGTCACGGCGTCGGACGCCTTCACAGTCCTGCAAAACGCGATCGCCGAGACGATCGGCAAAATGAATGAATCGACCGGCGCGACGGACCAGCTCTCGGCGACCGTCTTGGAGCTGGCCAACCGGGTGAAAGATCCGGCTTTCATCGAAGGGCTGAAATCAGTCGCCGCGGCGGTGGTGGAGATCGCCCGCGTTTCGATCGAGGCCGCGTCGGCAGTCGGCCGGCTTTACACCAACATCAAGACGCTTGGCGGCATCCTTCCGGAGAACGGCCCTGGTTTCGCGAGCAAGCTCGAGTTCATGGCCGGCGGCGGCAAGTTCAATCCGGTGGCGCAAGCAGCCCCAGCGGGCTCACCAGGAGCCCCGGCGCCGGCGGCCAGGCCATCGGGGGGCAGCGGAGGCGGTGGGGGCCAGATCCAGCTCTCAGAGCTCGGCAGCAGCCAGAAGGCGGATGCGGCGCGGCAATACGCCAACGCCGTCGAAGAACTGAATTTTCAGATCGAACAGCTCGGGCGCAGCCAAGAGGCGGCAGCCTACACGGAGACGCTCCGAAACAATCTCGCGCGCGCCGGCGTCGTGATCGACTCCGAACGCGGCGAACAGATCGCTCTTTTGACGGCTCAAATTTACGACATGGCGGCGGCGCAAGAGGCGGTCGCCGAGGCGGAGGCCGCAGCAGCCGAGGCCGGCGCACGCTGGCAGGACATGAAGGACGCCGCCGGTGAGGCGGTCGCCTCCGCGTTCGAGCGAGCCATTTTGGAAGGCGAGGAGCTCTCGGAAGTCTTCAAAGGCCTAGCGCAAGATCTCACGCGCATGATTTTGCAAAAGATGGTTTTCGACCAGATTGCCGGCGCGGTCTCTGGCGGCCTTGGCTCGATCCTCTCCGGCGGCAAAGCGTTGGGCGGCGCGGTTCACGCCGGCAGCGCTTACCGGGTAGGTGAGAGCGGGCCGGAGATTTTCGTCCCCCGCGTGCCTGGCAACATCGTCCCGCGCGGCAAGGCCGGCGGAAGCGTCGTGAACATTCAGTCGATCGTGCACGCGGCGCCGGGGACCAACAAGGCCGAGCTGCAAGCCATGCTCAACCAGCGCGACGCCGAACTCATCAAGCGGATTCCGCGCGTCATGGTTGACAAGCAAAGGCGCAACGCATTGTCGGGGGCGTTCTAGTGATTCCGACCATTGGAAAAAGTGGGGGCCTTTAGCCCCCACAGGAGCGACTGTTTTCGCTTGCTCGCCGGCCTTTACGCCTCAAAAGGTTCCGATGGCTTGAGTATGCGGGACCTCCGCAGCACGTTTTCCGCTGGGAGCTCCACCGCAGCTGCCGGATTGAACTGGCGCAGGATCAGTTTCGAGGGGGGATGTCCCATTTTTCGTCACTTCGCGAGGCCAGCCGCTTACCCATTGAGATCATCCCCCAGCAAGACGATGCAGAATTCAAGCGCGGCCGCTGCGATCTCGGGCGTCATGGTGCCCGCGGCATTCATCTCAGCCATCTGTTTCAGGATCGGCCTTACTGCCGCCGCATTAGGCGTGCGCTGCACCGGTGGCTTTGCAACGGCCTTGGGCTTGGCCGGTGGCTTCGCCGCGGTGGTCTTCGCTTTCGCCTTGGGCGGCGTTGCAGCGGCCGTCGCCGGGCGTCCTCGGCGGCGCCTGGACGATGGCGTGGCGCTCTCGTCGTTCGAGTTCCCGGTCTTGATCGTGGTATCTGTGTACTCAGTCATGGTCTCAGTCCTTTTCACTGGGGTTGTGGTCAGAACCGGTCGCGCGCTGATACGTGCGGCCGGTTCGCTCAAGGTGAGGGTTACGCGGCCAACTTGCAAATGTAGCCCCCAGTGTAGCCCCAGGCGGCGAAGTGGTCCCGATCCGGACCAATATGATTGCTAAGTCTTTGATTTATTGGTGAGCCCAGATGGGTTCGAACCATCGGCCCTCTGATTAAAAGTCAGATTTGACCTCGTTTACCATCATCACTTTTTGTTACATCCACAGGGCGGGCACGCTCTCTTCCTAGGTTTTGTGCGGGTTCCAGCGTTACTCTCCGGAAAGTGTGATTACCCACTAGCGACCCCCGCTCTGTAGCCCCAGCCCCTCGCCGGGGCTACAGCCCTGACAAAAAAACAGGTGCTCCATGTCCGAGAGACTGACCGACAAGCGCGTGAGCGCGTTGCGCCCTTTGCCAGATCGACGCTTCGCGCTCTTCGATAGCCAGTGCAGCGGCCTGGCGATCCGTGTGACCCAGGCCGGCGTGAAATCGTGGTCGGTGATGTATCGGCTCAACGGCAAGATCCGACGCGACACGCTCGGCGCCTATCCGGCGGTGAGCCTGGCGCGAGCTCGGACACTCGCGGCCCAGGTGCTTGAACGCGTCGAGGCCGGCAAGGACCCGCGCCAGGTCGAAGCGGAGGCAAAGGCCGCAGAAGCGTCCATGAAGGCTGACACGGTCTCGGCGGTCGCCAAGGTCTTCTTCGACAAGTACGCGGCCCAGCGACGCTCTCCTGAGCTCAAGCGCATCCTCGAGCGGGACATGGTCGACCATTGGGGCGAGCGCCCGATATCCGAGATCACCCGGCGCGACGTGATAAAGCGCGTCGACGAGAT